CAGCCACCTGTAGTGGTTCAGCCTGAACCCATAGAACTGCCAACCATAGAAGAAATGGAACCCATCCCAGTAGTGATAGAACCAGTTGAGGAAGCACTCCCATACGAAACCTCCGAGACTTACCCTACTGTTGAGACACCAGATACCCTACCGTTTGTCGGCGTGACCGAACCCGACTTCGTAGACGACCTGCCCGACTTTGACCTGCCCGTGATAGATGAGCCTGCCGTAGACATCATCATCCCAGAAACCCTCCCAGACGCACCAGAAGCCCCTCTAAGCGTCGAAGAACTAGAAACCATCCTAGACACCACAGAAACCGTAGAAGCCCTCACAGAAGCCCTAGAAGAACTCACCTCCGAACAGGCTGAACAACTCATCGAAGCCATCTTGGAAGAAGAACCAACCCAAGAACAAGCCACAGCCATCGCATCCAGCCCAGCCGCCCTAGCCGTACTCACATCCGACCAAGCCACCCAAGTCTTTGAAGCATTAGACGTAACCGAATTAGATAACACCCAACTAGAAGCCCTAGCCGAAGCCGTCACCGACGCACCAACCGAAGTCAAAGAAGCCTTTGAAGATTCCGTAGACATCTTCTCCGAAGGACTCGGCACCTATGTCCCAGTAGATAGCAAGATTCCTGTATCCGAACGCCAAACCCTCATCGCTATTGCAGCGGGGGCAACCCTCACAGCAGCATCAACTAGAATGAGGCGATAATGAAACGCCTCACAGACCTACTCAAAGACAACGTGTGGACATACGCCGGAACAGGCTTAGTCCTCATCACCCTGTCAGGCCCAACACTCAGACAGGCCGTATTAGTCACTGGTGTAGCATTAGTTCTACATTCGGCAATCACACTAGGACAGAAAGACTCATAGCAATGGCAAAACTTCAGAACATCCTGTTTCGTATCGGCGCACTATTCGGCTCCTCAGCCCTTGCTGCTATTGCTGGTGGCGCACTCATCGGTGTAGAACTCTGGAAGTCTGCGGCTTTAGCAGGACTCATGGCCTGCGCACAAGTGATCGAGAAGCTCTTGCGTTTCAGTGTCGACGGATCGTTGACCAAAGAGGAAATCGAGCAAGCCTTCGCAGGTGCAGGCTCGGTCAAGAAGAAGGATGAAGAAGTAGCAGAATAATGGCAAAGGTAGACATATCTAAACTGCCAATTATCCCTGTCAAACTTTGTTCACATCTGAAGAACGCTAAACCTGGTGCGCTTGGCCCTAAACTTCTTCGCCCGATTGAAGGCAAAGGCATCTTGCATCATTGTGCCGCCGACGCATACGAGGCGATGGATGCGGCAGCAAACGCAGAAGGAATTGACCTATCTCCGACATCTCCAGCGGACACATATCGCACGTTGGCGGTACAGGAGTACGGGTTCTACCAGCGATACACCACCGAAGTAGTTAAAGGTGAGAAGCCTCGCGTCTACAAAGGCATCCCTTACTACCTGAAAAAAGGTAACGCGATGATGGCGGTGCCGGGTACCTCAAAGCACAACCTCGGAATCGCGGTCGATATTCGTGACTCAACCAATCCGAAACGCTTGCGATGGTTGGCTGATAACGCTGTGTCGTTCGGTTTCTCATGGGAAGCACTCCCATCTGAGCCGTGGCATCTACGTTATGTAGCAGGCGACGAAACCCCTGAGCGCGTCAAAGCATGGCTCGCAGCAAAGACGGCATGACAGACCTATGGATGCAGGGTGGAGCATTATTCTCGCTGCTGCTGTTACTGGTTCTTTCGGTCTGCTGACCGTCATCGTTTCCCAATTCCGTAAAGAAAACCGCCGCGACCACGATGTAGTCATGGGGATGTTGAAGTACATAAACAAAGGGATAGTCCGAACCGAAATCAAAGTTGAACAGGTTGACAACAAACTGAAAGACCACCTAGAGTCCAAGCACTAACAAACCGCTAGAGGAAGGTGCTTGTAAATGTCAAAACAGTTGACTACCGTAGACCTCACGTTGATCCGTGACAGTCTTTTGAAAGTAACACCAAGCAGACACGAAGCAGATCAACTGTGGGAAATCATCGAGAAGCTGACCAAACTCATAGAGGGAGCCAGAGTTGAACAAGCCAAAAGAAAATCTCCTAAACGAGATTAAAAGTGAACAGGTTGTTCGGGGTGGTATCAGACCGGCACTTATCATTGCTATCGAACGATTGGATGGTGAAGACCGTGCCGATTTGTTGGATGCTTTAGAAGATACAACGTATTCGGCTGCCAGCATTTCACGCGCACTTGTGAAGCGTGGCTTCAAGGTGAGCGCATCCGCAATCAACGCATATCGCAGAGGAGAAATTGTCCATGTCCCTAAAATCTGAACTCGCTAATCTAGCTGAGGCTGACACTGACATGATTCGTTTGCGCAAGCAGCGTGACAGTTTCGCCAACCAAAACGCCCGATTAGCCACACAAATAGAAGAACTAGAACGTGCTTTGTCAGTAGTGGATTTGGCGGAAGGATCAGCCATTTTACCACCAACATGGATGGCACCAGCAAAACCTAAGAACAGTGCTGCCACATTGGTTGTGATGCTGTCTGACACCCACTTTGATGAGGTGGTTAACCCTGACGAAATGGAAGGGCTAAACGCATACAACCGTCAGATCGCTGTCATGCGGTTAGAGAAGTGGGCGCAGAACGTAATCAAAATGTCACGCCACTATCTGTCAGGTGTGAACTATGACGGCATAGTAATCATTCTTGGTGGAGACATTTTTACTGGTGACATCCACGAAGAACTAGCCCTCACCAACGAAGACACCATGATCGGTTCACTATTATTCTGGTCGGAACAGGTTGCTGCCGCAGTGCAGTTACTCACCGACGAGTTCAAGAAATGCCATGTTGTTTCGGTGGTTGGTAATCACGGTCGAACCACCCGCAAACCACGAATGAAACAACGGGTACGCACCAACTTTGACTGGTTGATAGCCAAAATGGTGGAACGACATTTCGCTAAAGATAAACGGGTGACGTTTACGATCCCTGAATCAGCTGACGCGCTCATCCAAATCTACAACTACGGGCATCTCGTCACACACGGCGACCAGGTATCCGGTGGTGGCGGTATCGGCGGCATCTACCCACCGATCATGCGTATGCGGGCAAGGAAACAAGGCCGCTATCTAGCAACAGGTAAATCGTTCAGCACCCTATGGCTTGGTCACTGGCACCAGTACATCTCAACCCCTGCAATGGTAGTTAATGGCTCACTTAAAGGCCCTGACGAATACTCACTCATTATGGGATTCTCACACGAACAACCCCAGCAGGCTTTGGCTGTGGTTACACCTGAAAGAAACATCACCATACAGGCCCCAGTGTTTTGTATGGATCGCAAGAAAGAAGGCTGGTAATGGCACAAATGAAAGCAATCCAACACGAACGCGAAATGACACAACTGTTCGTTGCTGAACTAGAAAAAGAAATAGCAGACCTGAAACTTCGTATCGAAGAAATGCGTGGGATGCTTCATGTACTACAACTAGAAACCCAATGAACATCATCGGTGCAAGACCCTACAAATGTTGTTGCCCTGCGCCGATACCAGCCGACCCTGAATGTGGTGATCGAGGAGTAGAAGACGATGACTAAAACGATTGTTGTTATCACATGGGCAGACACCCATTCCGGTGGCACAGGCTGGACTGCGATAAGCGACATAGACCAAAACGAATACATCATCTCATCGTGCGGATACTTACTAGCGATAGGTGACGGCGGTAAAGAAAACCATGTCACCCTGTACCAGTCACGCTCAGAAGACGACGACCTGGATCACATCCTGCACATCCCTGTAGCGATGGTACGCAACATTAAAGCGGTAGATATCCCCCATTTAGAAAAGACTTGACATTACCGTGTAACACCCCTAACCTACGGTTAACTGCTACGACAAGGAGAAATCATGCAGAGATACACCATCCCAAAACCGCAACACGGAAGCCAAGAATGGTTAAACGCCAGATGGCAAGGCCCTAACGGGAAACGCGTCACAGCATCCGTAGCTGCCGCAGTACACGGCGAACACCGATTCACCACACCTGCCGACCTAGCCGCAGAACTATTGGCATCAGCACCCCCTGTGCCGAAAGAACAAAACAATGCGATGCGTCGAGGCACAGCCTTCGAGCCAGTCATCATGGCTTTGGCTTCACAAGATTTGAATGTGACCATAACCGAACCACAAGACCTGTATTGCTTTGAGGCTGACGGTGCGCGAATGATGGCAACGATGGATGGCAAAGATTTGTCAGGT